CAACCCCGCCTCAGCCTGCGAACTTGCGCCCGTAGGGCCGTTGGTCTCCGGCACCAGCCGGGCGGCCGGCACTACCCGGGACGATATGTAACCGTCGTATATCTCCATGCCCGCCAAACCCGCGGCCTCCAACGCACGCTCCAATATCGCCCGCACGCTCTGCACCTCGTGCCCGTACAGTTTCTTGCGTGCCAGCACACCGAAGTCCGAAAACGTCAAACTCACCGTGTACCCGCTCGCGCTCTCATACGGTTCCTCGTACAGCTCCGTGTCAAGCGTCCCCCTCCAGTACAGCGCACCCGCGCGGTACACGTCCAGCCGCACCGCGCACGGCTTCACCGAATACAAATCCACGTATGTCCTGTCACCCGGGCTAATCAGCTTCAGCGTCGCCGAACTGCCCTGTATCACCTCCTCCTTCGCCCTCTTCTCCCATTCAATCAGCAAAGGCTCGTCATACGGGAACGACAACTCCCCCACCGTGGAAAAAGCAGTTTCCGAATCTTCGTGGATCTCCACCCGCCATAACGTGCCGTCCGTCCCCGCGAACTCACCCGAATATCTCTTGTATTTCATTTCCGTTTATCTCCCGTTTTAATCGTTTTCAAATAAGTTTGTCGTAAGTTTGTCGGCGCGTAGCGCCCGTTGCCCTCCGGTGGCAACCGGTTGTCAAATCACGTTCAACGCCGTAGCGCAGCAATCGTTAAGCAAGTCGGCCGCAATCTGCATTTTCGCCTCTGCCACCGTTTGCCATTCGTGCGTGTCTATAAACTCCTGCACGGCCGCCAGCTCCCGTCTATTTAGTTTCCGCCGCGCCGTGTTCACATATATGTCGTCGCCCACGTCCAGCGCGTCGTTGCGTGCCATGCCGCCGCGCCGTGCCGACGAATAACAGCACAGCTCCACGTCCTTCCACCACTCGCGCTCCTCTTCGCGCCGTTCAGCAATCGGCCGTCGGCACTCGCACCAGATAAGCAGCAGCAAGTTGTCGAAAAACATCCTGTCGTTGCTGCTCTTTTTCAGCAGCGACTTCCTTATCTTTTCATCTGCTTTCTTTCCCATACCGCTTAAATCGTTTTCAAATCAGTTTGCGGGCGTAGTCCCGCCGCGTCTCGTTATCCATGGTAGTTTGCCCGCATGTAGGCATTCAGCCTACATGCCTTTGGCAACCGGGGCCACCCGGCTATCTTCTTGAACTCAACCGGTTAACCTTCTCCAATATCCCAACTAACGTGCGCCCCTCAATCTCGAAACGCACCTGCCCCGCCTCGAAACCCCGTTGCGGCTCAATCAGCGAACGCAACTTGTTCAGCGGCGCTATCACCTCCGGGTTGTTCCGCGCCCCCGCGTATTCGCCCACAAGCGCGTAGGTCGGCCCGCTCACTATGCCGCCCTCCGCAAACGCCGTCGCCTGGCGTATCGACGCTATCGTGCTTATCAGCGTCGCGGTACCCGCAGCCGCACCGACTATCCACGTCCACACGCTCGGCTCGCCCTTGAGGCTGTTGGCGAATGTCAACGCCAGCGTCGCCACCGCCTGCGCTATCGTACCCATTATGTTGAACGCCGGCTGCTCGAACGCCTCGCCCAGCGCGCCGAACATCTGCCCCGTCGCCTGGGCCGTCTTGCCCACCTTGTCCAGTCCCTTGCGCATACCCGCCAAACGGTCCTCGTCGTCCTCCATATCCAACGGCTGCAACGGGTTTTCCTCCTTCCACGCCGCGAAGTCGTCGCCTATCCTCTGTGTCAGCTCACGCGCCGCGGCCGCCGTCTCCTCCGGCTTGTCTATCCCTATGCGTATCTTCAAATCACCCAACGCCGACTGCAACATCTCCACACGGTTCTGCAAGTCCCGCGCCAGCCCCTCGTCCGCCGTGGCGCTTATCTGCTCCTGCAACCCGCGTATCGCGCCCTCGTACCAGTCTATGCTGCCCAACGCTGCCGGAGCTTCCGCCGGCGCTTGCGCCGTTACCTGCGTGTTTGTGCCCGTAGGGTCGTAGGCCTTCGGCCTTTCTGACGAACCCTTCACCGCATACTCCACCGTCTCCTTCGCCAACGCGTCCATCTGCTTGCGCACGCCCGCCAGCGACGACCACAAGCCCCGCAGCTTGGCATTCGCCTTCTCCACGTCGCTCGAACCCACGATTTCCTCACTGCCCGCCACGGCCAAGTTGCCCATTGTGGCAAAAGGCATGTCGTTCCTCAAGCGCAGTTCCCTCTTCGTCGAATACATCTTCGTCGACCCGTCGTCGTTGTAGCGTATGTCGTGTATGTTTTGCTGTATCTCGGCCGCCTCGTCGGCTAATTTGCGCATGCGCGCCTCGTTCTCCATCTGTCTGCACCACGCCGCGCTGTTCTCCGTCAACGCCTTGTACCAGTCCGCCACGCTCGTGAAATAACCCATCGTCTCGCCGTAGCGGTTGTTCAACCGGTTCACCAAAGCCGCCTCCTCTTCCTTGCTCCCCGTCCAGTTCTTCAGCGTCGCCAGGTCGCTTTCCATCTGCGCCCGCACGCCCGCCATGCTCTCCTTCACCGAGTCGTAGCTGTCTGCCACCGACCCCGCCGCCTGCGCGGCTTCTTCCGTGTCGTCCGTAAACGCGCTCACAGCCGCACCCAACGCCATGAGAGCCACGCCTATGCCCGTCGATACCAGCAACGCCCGCAGCGCCACGCCCAACATGCCAACGCCCGCCGCCGCACCACGCGCCGCAGTGCCCAACAACGCAGTACCCGCCGCAGCACCACGCGCTGCACCGCCGTACAGCACGAAGTTGCGCGTCGCCGTCGCCGTCGCCCTCACCATGCCGGCTATGCCAACAACCGCGCGCACCACGCCCCCGCGCAAACCGCCGAAGGCTAATCGCAACATCGCTATCGCCTGCGCGTTCTCCGCCGCCACCATCGCTATGGGGGCTAATATGCCCGTGTGCTCTGTGAGGGTTATCTTCAGGTCTTCCAACACCGCCTTAATCTGCATGTATTTGTGCATCTGCGTGTCGGTCCTCACCGCCGCCTGTTCCATGGCCGTGTTCGTGCCCGTCACCTTGGCCGTCATCTCGTCCACAGCCCGCGCGTTCTGTATCAGGAACTGCGCCGCGGCTATGTTCTCCACGCCGAACACCTTCGTCAGGTAAGCCGCGTCCTCCAACTTCGGCTGCAACGCTTCCAACGCCTTGCCTAACGATGTCTCGCCCAAGTCCACGCCGAGCTCCGTGTTCAGCCTGATTATTATGTTCCTCAGCGCCGTGCCGCTCTCATGGCCTTTCAAATTGGCCTGCGACAGTATCTCCAACGCGCCCGCCGTGGCTTCCACGCTCAAACCCATGGCCGAGGCCGTCGCGCCGGCTATGCGGAACGAATCGGACAGGTCTTCTATCTCCGCCGCGCCGTACTTCGAACCGGCTGCCAACACGTTGGTAACGCGCCCCGCCTCGTCGGCGCTCAGGCCGAACTGGTTCACCGTCGCCGCCAACGCATTCGCCGCAGCGTCCAAACTCATGCCCGAGGCCTCGGCCAACGTCACGCTCTGCTCGGCCAACTCGTTCAGGCCTTTCATGCCTATGCGCGAAATCTCTATCTGCGACGCCAGCAGCGAATACGCCCGCGCCGCCGTGTCGGCACCCAAACCGCTCTCGCGGCCTATCGCACGGCTGCGCTCAGCCAAGTCCTCAAGGTCCTTCCCCGCTATGCCGGTTATCGAACTCAAATCGGCCACCGACTGCCGGAACTGCATACCCGCCGCAGCCGCCCCGGCCACGGCCTCGCCCACGCGCTCGAACATATCGGCCACCGCCAATATATTTGTATTTCTCAATTTGTCGCAAATGCTCCGGAACTTGTCCGTCTGCGATGTCGCCTGGCGCGACGAGGACGTCACGCCGTCGAACAAAGACTTTATTTTTTTCAGTCCGTCGCTGATTTTGTCTGTCAGCGTTATCTTAATTGAAACATTTTCCATATCTTTACAGCGTGTTACAGTTTTGAACAATTTTGAACCATGGACGGATTCATCGATTTGATAGCAGGCATTTTCAATTTCTTGTACATCTGTGCAAGCGGTATCGTAGAAGCCGTTGTCGACAACCCGTCACTCTTGCTTATCATTATACCGGTGGCAATCGCATGGCACAAATACTGGCGTTTTGTCGACAGGTCTATGAAAGACTGACCGAACACTGCCCCTGAAGCCAAATAACCTGCATTTTCCATATCTTTACAGCGTGTTACAGTTTTGAACAATTTTGAACCATGGACGGATTCATCGATTTGATAGCAGGCATTTTCGGCTTTCTCTACGATGCGATAGCTTACCTTTTAAGAGGAACTATAGAAAGTCCTTTCGGGGCATTGGTGCTCGGACTGTTTTTCTATTCCATTTACAAATCCGGGAAGCACTACAACAGCAAATGCTGTGAATCCGACGACGAATTGCAGCGCAACATCAGCCGCCTCGGAAAGCAAATCGACGAACTCACCGACGACTTCAACAAGCTCGCCGACAACATCAAGCAACCCTCCGAACCCAAAGACAAATAGCCAGCATTTTCCATATATTTACAGCGTGTTACAGTTTTGAACAATTTTGAACCATGTTTGACAATATCATATTATCACTGTTCGAAATATTTATCAAATGGGTGGTATGTCCCATGGTAATCCTCGCATTGTTGTATCTGCCCGTGTGGTTCGTAAAGGACATAATAGACGAAACGAAACGCGAACGGCAGGAAAAAAACGCTGTCGACCCGTTCGACGAGATTATAAAGAACCTCGAAAACATCGACCGTAATGTCCGGGAACTCGCCGACAACATCAAGGAGCAACCCGCCGAGCCGAAAGGCAAATAACCTGCATTTCCCATACCGTTTAAATTTTAATATCCCCCCTGTAGAGACGCGATTCATCGCGTCTCAATTGGTCTCCGGCACCAGCCGGCGATTCATCGCGTCTCATTATCCATGGTAGTTTGCCCGGTTGTGAGGCTGTAATGCCTCACAACCCGTTCGGAGCAGGCCGAGCCTGCCGCCAGCCGGCGGCTTCCCATTCGCGGCGGCGCACAAGGCCCTTCTGCACCTCGCCGCCGGCGTACACCCAGCGCCGGAACTCCGACTGTATCTCGCCCGTCGACGCGCCCGCGCGTATCTTTTTCAATAGCGTCGAGCCTTCCAGCGCACCAATGCCGAGGTTGAACACGAAGTCCACCAGCGCCTCCGCCTGCCCCTGTGCCAGGTCTAAGCCCAATGCCTCCACCTCGCGTGCCGCCACGGCCAAGTCCTCGCGCAGCCATGCCTCCGCCTGCCGGCGGGTGCAACGCTGCCCCGGCTTGACACCCTCCGTGTGTCCGTAACCTATCGTCCACACCCCGCCCGGGCATTTGTATGCCAGTGTGCGCAAGCCCTCGAACTCCGCCACCTTTTTCACGAAATCGTCTGTTATCTTTATCATCGTTCAATCATACTTTTAATACTGTTCAAATATCTTTCAAATCCCCCCTGTAGAGACGCGATTCATCGCGTCTCAATTGCGCCCCGGTCGCAACCGGTTTGCCCGCATGTAGGCATTCAGCCTACATGCTTTTGGTCTCCGGCACCAGCCGGCGGCGTGATAATGCCGCCGCGTAGCGTGCCATTATCTCCTCGCGGCTCAGGGCCTCCGGTTTCTCCTCTTCCCCGTCCCACGCAAAGCGCATTATATCCTTCGCCTCGAGGGGCTTCTTGCTGTAAGGCTGCAATGCGAACAGGCACACCGTGCGCACCTGTTCCCAGCCCATGCGTTCCCGGCGCTCCTCCCGTGCGTGCCACGCTTTCATCACCTCATCAAACTCCGAAGGGGTGCACCGGCAAAAGTCATCCGCACTCATGCCCGCACACCCCAACGCCATACCCAACAGCTCCTCTATGCCTGCACTCCGGCCGCAGCTTTTTTTTTCGGCGAATCCTGTCCGCCGTAAAAAGCCTGCAACTCGCCCGGCTCCAGGCAGTCGGCAAATGTCTCGGCGTCCATGCCCAGCTCCACGCCGTCCGCGTTGCACGCGCTTGCCACGCAGCAATACACGAACATCAGTACGCCTTCCACGTCGCTGTCCTTCAGCTCCGACACCTCCATGCCTGTCAGGTGTTTGAATCTCAGCAGGGCACCCATCGTCACCCTGCAAGGCAATTCCTTGCCCTTCACTCTTATCGTTCTCTTGTTCATCTTCAATCACGTTTTTTAATGTCCCCCTGTAGAGACGCGATTCATCGCGTCTCATTATCCATGGTAGTTTGCCCGGTTGTGAGGCATTACGCCTCACAACCCATTCGGAGCAGGCCGAGCCTGCCGCGTCTCATTTGCGATAGTTTGTTGGGCGAAGCCCCGTTAGGAGCCGCGCTACGCGGTCAGGCACCAGCCGGCTATCCGGCAGCAGCCGGCGATAATCCGCTGCCGCCCTCCACGGCCGTTACCGGGCCGCTGTTCTCGAGCGTCACGCTGTACTTGGCGTCGTCGCCCGCCGGACCGTCCAGCTCCAGCTGCGTTATGATGAACGAGCCCTTGTAGCCGCCCGTCGTCTTGCCCTCGCGCGTGGTGCCCTCGCGCAGGTTGTAGCTCGCCTCTATGGGTTCGCCCGCAAGCTGCTTGGCCTTCAGCTGGTCGTAGGTGGGCGTCTGGTCGTCGCCGTCGGTCAAAACGCAGCCCTCCGCCGTTATCGTCTCCGAGAAGCTCTTCACGAATTTCTCTTTCCACTTCCCCGCCGAGGCCTCTTTAGTAACGCGCTCGCCCGTCTCGGTGGTCGTGCTTATCTTGCACGTGGTCGAAAACCCCAGCGCCGCGCCGCCTATGCTCAGTATCAGGTCGGTGCCGTCCAATACTTTTTTTGTTGCCATAACTGTTATTCTTTTTTGCGTTTCACAATCAATATTACCATACACACCGCCGCCACTCCGGCAGCCATGCCTTTCACAAACCACCCGGGCGGGCTTCCGCGCACCTCCTCCGGGCGTTCCACGCGCGTGGAGGCCAACGTGTCGCGCGCCGCCAAGGCACTGCGGTAATGCTCCGCACGCCCGGCCCAGTAACTCACAGCGCGTTCCAGGCTGTCGCACGTCCCGCGCACCACTATCACGCCGCCCGCGCCACGCCGCACGTCCAACGACGCCCGCCCGCTACGCGCGGTGAATGCCGCGCCCTCCGGCAACGACAGCACACTGTCCGCCGCCACGGCCAGCAACGCCGTGTCCGACGACACCGCCTCACGCACCAACGCCGTTTCCGACGTCCTCCGCACTAAGCTGTCCGCCTCCACACGCAGCACTTCCGTCCGCACAGCCTCCGTCTTTCGGCTGCTCCCGCAGCCCGCCAAGCACAGGGCAGTCATCATGATACTTGCAGCTGTTCGCACGGTCGATGGCCTTCCTGAGGCGCGCCATCTCCCTGGTGTTGCGCGCAAGCTCCTTCTTCGTCTCGTTGAACTCATCCTTCAAGGGTTTTACTATGTTTTCCATCAAGATACGCGTGGCATGGTCCGCGTTGTCGAAACGCACCGACTCGGCCTCCGCCCTGGCTTTCTCGGCCTCAGCACCCGCCTGACGCGCCTTGCTGCGAAGCATTACAAGACCCGACACCGTGGCCACCAGACCGCCGCCCAACAACACGTTCAACAACTCGCTCCACATATCTCTCACGTTTTTTTACCAATAATACAAATCAGTTTTTCGCGCCCCCGTCCGGTTGTGAGGCTGTAATGCCTCACAACCCATTCGGAGCAGGCCGAGCCTGCCGCCGCTTGCGCCCATTGCGCCCCGGTCGCAACCGGCGGGCGTAGCCCCGTTGTCCCCCGCGGTCACCCGGCGCGCTACGCGCTCGCCTGCTGCGTTATCGTTATCGTCGCCGTCTTGCTGTTGTTCGCATTCAGTGTCAGCACTAAGCTGCCGCTCTTCTCCTCGCCTTCGTTCGCCTCCGCCGAGATCTTCACGCCCGTCTCCGTCTCCTCGACCGAGAAACCCTCGGGCGCCGCGCCCACGGTGTACTCACCGCTCGCCGTCACCGCAACCTCCTTGCTGCCGCCCTCCGCCGGTATCTCCACGCTCGTCGGCTCAACGCTTATGCTGCCGTCGCTTGCGGCCTCGTAGCCGCTGCGTATCGCAACACCCGCGTCGGCTTTCTTGAACATGCAGATAAAGTAATGGCGGAAGTTAATCTTGTTCCTCTGGTATTCCGGGTCGGTACCAGCCTCGCTGTAATACATCTTTGTCGAACCCGTCGCCTTGAACACGCGCGGCACGTAGAATGCGAACGAACACGGGAACTCGCCAGCCTCGGCCGCTGCCCCCACAGCCTTTTTCTTGCCCGCTGCAGTATACACCGGCGTGTTGCCGTACTCGTAGATGTCGAAGCCGTACAGGCGGCCTATCCTGCCGTCAGTCTGGTTGATGTTGTATTGCTCCTTGAATTTTTGGTCGGCCATGAGCAGGTCGTTTACGTGGTCGCTGCACAGGACGAGGCGTCGTTTGTCGGCCGGAACGTGCAAAGCGTCCAGTTCTGCCTTCATGCGGACCAAATCGGCCGGGGTGAGGCGCAAACGGCCGGTGGCGGCGTCGCGCTCGCCCGTGGTTACCAGCACCGGAGTCTTCTTTGTATTTGCCGACGGGCACAACGCATGTGCGGCCTTGGCGAACTTGGCGTCGTTTATTGCGTTGGAATGACTCTCTTTCACACGGCTCATCTTGTCGTAGCTTATGGCATAGAGCTCGTCGTCCGTTATGGGTGTTACCTTCGTCTGGAACTTGTCGAGCTCTATGGCTATGTCGGCATCCTCAAGTGCCTGCAAGGGTATGGGGTAGGTAGTGTTGTTTATCAGCACCTCGGGATCGACACCCACGTCAACCAGGTGGATGATGTCGTTGTTTACCAGCGAGGAACTGTCGGGCACACCGTCGAGCCACGTGCCGGCAAGCAATCCGCGCAAGGCCTTCACTAATTCGCCCGTCCATATCTCCTTGTACACGCCGGCACGAGCCACGCCGGAGGGCAACGCACCGCCTGCAAGCACACCTATCATATTCATTCCTGCGGCCCCGGCCAGCGGCGAAAAGCCGCACAGCCTCGCAAGCAACACACCGGCCGTGCAGTTGAACAACACGGCTCCCAGCAACAAAATCACTTTCTTTCTCATTTTTCTTTACGTTTTTAAGGTTTCACTTTCATATCTCCGCGTCCATGCCGTATTCGGCCTTGTACAGACGCTTGTACTCGTCTGGCTGCTCCGCACGGAGCTTTGCAAGCTCACACTCGGGAACATCGCCCAGTTTCTTGTATTCATGCACCGTCGTGCCGGCTGCCTTGTTGATGAGCGTGCCCACCTTTACACGTGGCGACATCGCTGCAAAGGTATTTTCCAAGTCCTCCACGCCCGTTTTCTTGCCAAGCTCCACGAACTGCTCTTTCTTGTCCGCGCCTATCAGGTTGTCGGCTATGGCTTTATCCACTACCGCCGTGATACGGCCCAGGCGCAGGGTCTCGTTCTCCTTGCGCAGCTTCTCCTCTTCCTGCTTCGAGGCCTGCAACTCCGCTAACTTCGACTTTATGGCCGACTCGTCCGCCGTCTCCGGCAACCCTAATAATAGGGCTAATGTCTTTTCTTCCATTTCCTTTCTTTTTGGTTTATTAATTTGATTCAACAATGGCAGGGCGCATTCGCCGTCCTTGCCTAACTCTATCAATGCGCCGTCCTTCTTCAGAACTATCGCATCGTCGTTCGCGCCGATGTCTACCACCGACACCTCATATAGCTTGCTCTTGGTTATCGTCGGACGCGTCTGACCGTCCAACAAAACGGACTTCTCCGAACTCGTCTCCAATATGTCCACGCCTACACTTACCATTCTTAGGCTGCCGAACTCATACTGCTTCTTGCAACGCTGTGACAACTCCGTCGCCTCGTCAAACTCTAACTCACCGGTCAACTCGCCGTTCTCGCATTGCAGGTTCTTCACCATGCCTATCACCTGCCCGCGACAATGCATGTATAGCAGCACGGGGTTACGCTCGTATTGCTTCGTGTCCATACCGGCTGTCAGTATGCGGGTACCGTAGCTGTTCAGGCTGTCGTTTGTCAATCTTACTCTCTTACCCATTTCATTGCTTTGCTTTTCACTTGCAATATTACATACTAATTGTCTAATATCCAAAATTGTATGAAACGCATACGCACTTCTTTGAAACCGGTGCGCCGATTCTTGCACACGTGACTTGATTAAAGCAAATTTGTATCACAAAACTCATCTTTGTAGGCTTTTACAAAGCCTACTGATACTAAAACAGGTAAACCAAATGACAAAAGCTGACAACGAAAAGAAAAAGTCGCTCGCGCGCTCGCTATACATGGCGGGCATGGAATTACAGGAGATAGCCGGAAAGGTGGATGTGTCGCGCGTAACGATGTCTAAGTGGTGTGCGGCGGGTGGTTGGAAGGAAGCCAGGGCTGCCAAGAATGTCACACGGCCCGAACTCGTCAACAAGCTGCTCCTCACCATCGACACGCTCATCACACAGGTCAACGAATCGGGCGACCCCACACTCGCGGCCGGCCTCGGCGACAAGCTGGCAAAACTCTCGGCTGTCATCGAAAAACTCGACAAGAAAGCCAACGTGGTCGACACCATAGAAGTATTCATGGCTTTCTCCAAATGGATAGAATACCGCTCGGCCACCGACCCCGGAGTGACACCCGAACTCATCAAGGCTATCAACAAATACCAGGACCTCTATATCACGGAGCAAATGGGCATAAAGTAAAGGAGGTGGCAAATGGCTACGGCAACTGAAAAGAAACAGGCTTACCTTCTGTGGCAGGAACACTGCAAACGCGTGCAATCCATTACCGACACCGCGCTGCTCGCAAAGGAAACACCCGAAATGCGTGCCAGGCGCATAAGGAGGCTGCTATCCAACTATGCGGCGTTCTGCGAATACTACTTCCCCCACTTCCTCACACTGCGCGACAAAACCACCGGCGAAGTGCTCAGAACCATACACAACGCACCATTCCACAACGAAGCGGCACGCAAGATACGGTCCACACCCGACCTCAAGGCCGTTTTCATGTGGCCGCGCGGGCACGCCAAGTCGACACACATGGACATATTCATTCCGCTCTGGCTGATGTTCCAGCCCAAAAGGCTCATCAACTTCATGGTAGTAGTGGGGAAAAGCGAAGACGCCGCCGTGCGTTTGTTGGGCGACATACAGGCAGAACTCGAACACAACCAGCGCCTCATTGCCGACTTTGGCAAACAGCGGGCCTCGGCCTCGTGGCAGGAAGGGGAGTTCAAAACGGCGGCCGGAGTGAAGTTCCTTGCATGCGGACGGGGACAGTCGCCACGCGGACTGCGCGACCGGGAGGCAAGGCCAGACTACATCGTCATTGACGACCTCGACGACGACGAACTGTGCCGAAACGAAAAACGCGTGCACGACCTCACCGACTGGGTGCGCGAAGCACTCTTCGGCGCTTTGGACGTGGGGCGCGGACGATTCATCATGATAGGAAACCTCATAAGCAAGAACTCCGTACTCTACAACATCGCACAAACCAAAGGCGTCTTCCTATCAAGGATACAGGCCGTGGACCGCGACGGTAATCCCGTCTGGAAAGAGAAATGGACAAAGCAAGAGGCACAGCTGTACCGCGACTTCGTGGGATACCGTGCCTGGGAAAAGGAAATGATGCACAACCCCATTACCGACGGAACCATATTCCGGGCAGAATGGATACGCTATAAGAAAATGCTGCCACTCAGGCGATACGAACAACTCGTGTGCTACACCGACCCCTCCTTCAAGTCCTCTACAGCCAACGACTACAAGGCCTCGCGCCTCTGGGGAAAAACAGGGCAAGAACTGCACCTCCTCGACTGCTACGTGCGACAGGACACCGTAACCGGAATGGTACGCTGGCTCTACGACCTCTACGAACGCACGCGCGACGAGGCGTCGGTGCTCTTCTTCATGGAGGCCAACTTCATGCAGGACATCATACTCGACGAATTCACCGAGGAGGGCAAACGACGGGGATACCAGCTGCCAATAACGCCCGACATGCGCAAGAAACCCGACAAGCTGCAACGCATCGAGGCCGTCTCACCGCTATGGGAAAGAGGCTTCGTCTTCTACAACGAGGCACTGAAGAACTCACCCGACATGCAGGTCGGCATAGAACAGACACTCGCACTCGAACACGGCTCGAGATACCACGACGACGCACCCGACGCCGACGAAGGGGCAATTTGGATACTCCAGAAACACACAAGACAACAAATTTACAAACCGAGGATCGGCATGAGAAGCCACACCTCAAAAAACTCATGGTAAAATGTACACAGCAATCAGACAACTAATTTTCGCCTGGCATTACAGGCGAGCCGTGAAAAAGGCCGTCACACTATCCAAGACATACGGCATGAAGTTTTATGTCCTATACCTGAACGGACGATTGCGTATCGTCCCCAAACAGGCAATACGCGAACTCATCGCACGACACCGCTTCCGGAAGGGCACCACCATCGCCGACATTGAAAAACGGGCACTCTTCATCACACACTGAAAGACGTAGAGACGCCATTCATCGCCTCTCCCGCCTTAAGTTCGTAACAAACATTTGGAGCTCCACGACAAGGGGCGGCTATAATGCAGGGATTAATTATAAAAACAACAAATCATGTTCATAACAGAAGAAGATTACAAGGTCGTCATCGGCGACGCCGCACTCAAAGTCATCTCCCAAGTATCACCCGAGAACCGGGCCAACGCAGAAGCCGAAGCACAAGAGGAAATCGCAGGATACCTGCGGCCGAAATACGACTGCACGGCACTGTTCGACGCCGCGGGAGACCAACGCAACCGACTCGTCGTCATGTACTGCTGCGACATCGCACTCTACCACATGAGCGCCTCGCTGCCACAGAAAATGGGCTCCGAGATACGGGAGGAACGCTACAACCGAGCAATAAAATGGCTCGAAGGAGTACAGGCCGGCAAAATCGTTCCCGACCTCCCCGTCGTCCTCGACGAGGACGGACAGCCAATAACCGGCACATTCAGCTACGGATGTCAGAAAAAACAACATTATAACTGGTAACATCTTTTCATCATGGGTATCATCAACAATCTCAAACATATCTTCGCCACAAACGACAACCGAAACCACCACAACCCCACACCGCAAGTACTGCACACTAAATACGGCGACTTCAACCTCGCCAAGGACGACGACCGCAAGAAAGTCAGAAAGATAGTTGTCAACCTCCAGCGCACCACCGACGCACTCACACGAAAGGACATCGGAGACTGGAGGCGCGCATGGCAGCTCGCCATAAACGTCGACCACCCCAACCGACAGCCACTCTACGACATCTACCGCGACGTCGACGCCGACCTCCACCTCTCGGGCTGTGTCGACCAGCGAAAGGGATTCGTCCTCGCACGCTCCTTCAAACTCGTCACACCCGGCGGAAAAGAACAGCAAGAGGCCGCGCACTACTTCAAACAGGAATGGTTCCGCCAGCTGCTCAAGCTCGCACTCGATTCCGTTTACTGGGGGCACTCGCTCATCGAACTGGGCAACGTCGTCACCGACGGCGACGGCTGCCGCTCATACGACAGCGTAAAACTCATACCGCGAAAACACGTCATACCCGAATACGGACGTATCATAACCGACCTCGGACAGGACTGGACTACAGGAATCGAATACCGCCGGCCACCGTTCGCACAATGGCTCATCGAAGCAGGACAACCCGACAACCTCGGTAAATACCTCAAGGCCGCCATACAAACCATACCCAAGAAAAACGCACTCGCATTCTGGGACACATTCGCCGAAATTTTCGGAATGCCCATGCGCATAGCCAAAACAACCACACGCGACGAAAAGGAACTCGCCAAAATGGAACGCATGATGGACAGCATGGGGGCAAGCCTCTGGGGAGTGTTCCAGGAAGGAACGGAAATAGAAGTCGTCGAAAGCACCAAGAGAGACGCCTTCAACGTGTACGACAAACGCATAGACCGAGCCAACTCCGAACTATCCAAACTCATCATCGGACAGACGATGACCATCGAGGACGGCTCGTCCCTCTCACAGTCCCAAACACACCTCGAAGTACTCGAAAACATCATACAGGACGACCGGAACATGCTCGCCGACATAGTGAACAACCAGCTCATACCGCGCATGGTCAAACACGGCTTCCCCGTTAAGGGACTCCGTTTCAAATGGGACGACGCCGTCGACTACACACCGGAGCAACAGGTGGCCTTCGAAACCATGGTCGCAGACCGCTACGAAGTCGACCCCAAGTATTTCGCCGAGAAATACAACATGCCCGTGGGGCAGCGACGAAACATCGCGCCACTTACCCCGCCCGATGACACGGACAACAAAGGCGGCAAGGGCAAACAAACGAACGCACACCCTTTTTTCGACTGAGCCCCGATGAATTATCGTGCAAGGCGAACGCAATGGAGCTTGCCCCAATTGCTGGGCCGAAGCCGATAATGCGTCTCGGAAGAGACGAATATTCGGGGCTGCACCGACGATACGCCGACCTACTCGGCAACCCACTGCTGCTCAAATACAACAACGACATTCCCGAACACCAGCTACGCGAACTGCTCCAGCGATTCCGGAATATGATGCGCGCACTATTTAACGAAAAGGGGGCTTCGCTGCGAATCGAAATCCTCGCCGAAAAACCCGCGCAGGACTTCATACGGACACATACCGACACGCTCGACTCCGCATTCCGACAGGTCGAAATGTCCCACACAATGCGGCAACAACTCAGCCGCTCCAACTACGTCTTCTCCGGACTTAAAACATTCCACGAACTCAACGAGGCCTTCCCGTCGCTTTTGGATGAGAACGGCAACAGGAAAACATTTGAACGCTTTTTGAAAGACATTCAAAAGATAGACGAGACATACAACCGCAACTACCTACGTGCCGAGTACAACTTCGTCCACGCCTCGGCCGCCATGGCAGCACGCTGGGAGGAATTCGCACGCGACGGCGACGACTACCTCCTGCAATACCGCACAGCCGGAGACGGCAAGGTGCGCCCGGAGCACGCCGCACTAAACGGCGTGACGCTTCCACCCTCCGACACATTCTGGGACGAATACTACCCGCCCAACGGGTGGAACTGCCGCTGCACCGCAGTCCAGGTGCGCAAGGGCAAATATACCGAAACACCACGCGGCGAGGCCATGGAAAGAGGCAAAGAGGCACTCGCCGGAGACAAAAAAGGCATGTTCCGGTTCAACCCCGGAAAACAGCGGAAAGCCGTGCCCGACTACAACCCATACACCACATCGCGCTGCCGCGACTGCGACATAGCCAAGGGCAAAGACCGTGCGAACAAGGGCAAAACAAAGCTCGCCAAGGAGTTCATCCCCGACAACGAACTCTGTGTCGCCTGCCGGCTGATAAGGAAAAGGGCAAAAACAAAAGAAGCCATCCAACTACAACGAAAGGAAATCAAAGTATGGGCTAAGGAAAACCTCGCAGGCAGAACTGTGTCGGTACAAGGAATACCACACCCCATAGAGTTTACCATGAATGGAGTCAAGGAAACCTTGAATCAACCACACAGGTACGTCAGAGCCAAGAACGAAGCACTTCGGAATATTTTGTCGCTATTGCAAAACGGCACACACGTGTTGGAAAAAGCGGACGACAAGGGAAATCCCATGGTAAAAAAGTACCACTACATCAGGATAGACGTTGCAGGAAAATCTTCTTTTGCGGTTATCAGGGAACTTACCGATGGCAGGTGCCAGTTCTATTCTATTGTGGATAAACTAAGAAAGAAAGGAAGCGGTTAAAGCCTTTAGCGAAGGATCTGCAATCCAACCCAGTACTTCAATCGCTCCTTTTATGCCACAAAAATACAAATTTATTTCTATATAAATGTAGAAAACATACTCAAATAACTGGGGGGAATTGCTTTCTTTTTTCATTTTGCTGGATAGCATAAAAAAACTCCGGGTTCGGCACACCCATTATCAAGAATAAGCGGCTTTAAAGGGCCGCTTTCGGGTGCACGTGGCCAAGAGCATAATCCTTAAGGCAAAGGTACTAAAAAATCACTCCGCTACAATACTGTCACCTACCGAATGACGCACATTCTCCATAAGCTCTTTTGTCTGCAAACGTGTCGAACGGTCGGAAGTCTCGCCTATGAAATAAAAAAGAGCATCGAGGGCGACGGTTAGGACTCAATTGCCAGGTTGCCTTTCCCTTAATGCTCTAAATTCTTTGTGACGGGGAGGATAAGGCAACTGTCCAGCGAGGTTCAAAACAACCCCCATTAGGAATCAGAAGCCTATCCTCAACTGCAAATATACAAACTGTTTTTCAAAAACCGAATACATCATGAGAAAAAAGGAGGATTGAAACTCCCCCCGAAGTCTGCACCCGAAAAGGCCGACATGTGAGTGGCTCATTCAATCCTCGTTGCAAACGATACGGATAATTTCTTATACCGCAAAAAAAACAAACACCGCCCCGGACTCATCACCCGGGGCGGCTTGCGCCATTCGGAGCCACGCGACGTGGCCGCGATTCATCGCGTCTACTGTGGCCGAACCTGCGCGCTTGCGCCATTCGGAGCCACGCGTCGTGGCCGCGTCTCAATCACCCGCCGCCTTTATCATCTCGCGCGCGGCCGCCTCATCCGGCAGCAGCTCCAGCACCAGCTGGCACAGCCCGTATATGCGCTCCTGGTCCGCAAGCTCGCCGTTTATCGCGCCTATCGCCCAAACCAGGTCGCGCACATGCTCCAGCCAGTCATCCTCCGGAAACTTCGTCACAATCTCAATCACCAGTTTGTCCTTCTCAAAACGTACCATCTCTCAACCCTCCATACCGTTAAAGTCAATAATCCCGTCCGTCACATCCTGCCCGGTCTCATGCGAACCTGCCGTTCTGCGCCCCTCCGGGCGCAGAACCACTTCGGGGCAGGCCGAGCCTGCCGTTTGCTGCCCGTTTGCCCGCATGTCGGCGTGAACGCCGACATGCCGTTGGTCTCCGGCACCAGCCGGCAGGGCGACCCCGCACATGAAATCGAGGCGCAGTTCCTCCACCTGTTCTACGCGTCGTGCCGCGCTCCTCACCACGCGCTGCCGCCCCGCCGCGCGGTTCTCCGTCGCGTACTCCACCAGCAGGCACAACACCCCGTACCCCGGCTTCCTGCCCGCCAATACCTCCGCCACGTACCCCGGGCTCACACCCGCCAGCTCCGCCACGGCCGCCTCGTCCTCCTTCAATACCCATTTCCGCAGCTCAGCGTAAAACGCACCCAGCTCCGCACTCCTGTCCTTCGGGTAAACCCTCCCCCGCAACAACAAACCGCCCGGCGCGCTTGCGCCCGTTGCGCCCCGGTCGCAACCGGCGGCACCAGCCGGCGATTCATCGCGTCTCAATTGCGCCTGCCCGCGCGACGCGGTGAGCAGCCCTAATATCGCCTCGTCCACCTTAATCGAAAACTCCGGGCTCAGCCACTGGGCAAAACGCAACGCTATCCGGTAATCCCGGCACCAAGTGCCCTGCTCCAACGGGTCGCCGCCCTGCCTAACCTCCAATAAATCAGCCGTGGCTATTTTTGTAGCCACGGAAATGGCATGTAAATAACGCTGCGCTTCGTCCGTCTTCAACCAGTTGCCAGGCCTGCACGACCGTCCGAACGGTTGCGACATCTGCGTAAGGTTTATACGCGCGTTCCCGTTCAACACTTCCGCCGCGAAACGGCTTCCGTTCACCTTTACCAACTCGAGGCTGCTCGCCTCATTAAAATTCTGCTTTTTCATTTTACGATTGTTTTTTGAGCATTTGTGCGGGCAGTAAAAAAGACGGCGCCCACTTCCCGTCGCTCAAAGTCATAATCGTAGGACTCGCGTACGCCATTACAACGCACGCACGGGGTTGGATGCCGTCGTATCTTCTACACGTCCGGGCACAAAAAATGCCCGCAGCGGTGCTTCGGACAGGGTCACTGTCCTACGATTTATGATTTTGAGCACCGCAAACATACAAATAAATTTCAATACCGTGCACTCTCCCGCACACTTTTTTTCAAAAAAAACCGCTTTTCCCTATAAATCTGTGGCGCTTGCGCCCGTTGGTCTCCGGCACCAGCCGGCAAATAAATTCCGATACCGTGCACGCCCCCGCACACTTTTTTTTCAAAAACCTCCCGTTTCCCTATAAATCTGTGGCGCTTGCGCCCCTTGGTCTCCGGCACCAGCCGGCGGAATGGCTTGGCTTTGGGTTTCCGCGACTGCAAAAGCAAATGGTACAAACCGCTCTCGCTTATGTGAATCATGTTACGCCTCTGGCCTGAACCGACTACTAATAGGTTCAGCTTTTCATCATCATCCAGCAAACGTGTGGCAGCTTCGGCATCGGAAAATTCCAACACCTTGCACACGTCCTTGGCCACAAACCACGGCTGCCCCTTTATCACGCGCACCCTTACCGGTGCATTTTCACCATAGTTGAACACCTCTACACGTTCAACCGTCTTTCTTCCTTCCTTCTCTTTCATGTCATCTCTTCCTTATAAAGTTACACATTTCCTTTCACTTAACCAAGCAAAACCCGCACAAATACAGCCACTTGCATGTTAAAAAAAACAAGGACGCCCGCCGCCCCTCATTATTCATGATAGTTTGCCCGGTTGTGAGGCTGTAATGCCTCACAACCCGTTCGCAGCGGGGCGGCTTGCGCCATTCGGAGCCACGCGACGTGGCCGCGATTCATCGCGTCTACTGTGGCCGAACCTGCGCGCT